GAACGCCCCATAAGGGTTGAAAACCAAGGTCATAGTTTTCTAGAGCGTTCTGCTCGAAGGTTATCACATTAGAAGACTCAATTGTCTAATTGTATACCTACCATACGGTCACCGTATGGATTTTATTAATTCGGACTAGGAAGAGGTTGATAGAATGCGACTGGGCAACCTGTAAAGAAACCTAATGTGAAGTCCTCGCCTGTGCTGACATAAGCACGTATAGATTGATCGCCTGTAGAGTCATTAAGATACCCAGCATAACACCACATCTTATGAAAGAAGTTACGCGTTCCTGTAGATGTGACATCCGCTTTCTTTGCTGGAACAAATCGTTCTTCAGAGTAAAATGGTAATTCACACTCGACTACGGCGTTTTGATTAGTGGGGACTACTTGCATCCCAGACCAACCTGTGGATCCTGTAAAAAGACTATCATGAGATCGTCGCGAAATTGTTGACCCAGATATTGCTGGGACAGAAAAAGTTGTCTGGCTGTAAACGGATGATGTAGACGGATCACGTTCTACTGACAAAAAGCCTCCAGACTGTATGAAATCACTTTTTCTCCCAGTGAGCATATACTTCCAGCGTATACCACCACGGCGGCAAGTAAATGCTGGAGTTATATAATTCAATAAAGTGAGTTTCGCATAGTTGAAAGCGTCAGGAAAGGAAGTTTGATGAACGGCTCCTGGAGCATAACCGAAATACATTGGAAAATTACTGAGAACCCATTCGGTATATCCACTAGATGAAGATAATTGAATATTGTGTAGAAAATTATATCTTTTTAAACATTGTCGGAACGATACTATAGGATCACCAAAGAAAACGTCTAATGTATGATCAGAACACGTTAAATCTGGTCCCATTAATTCGACCGGCGAAGTGTCCATTGGAGCGGACTCATTAGTTGTCAAATCTCCATCTGGTGTTTCACCTGCTTGCGGGATATATTCGCCTGCTTGTGGGGTGAACCACGACAATTCATTAAAATATTGATCTGTCGGGTTTGCCACTTCAAAATCATCTCCTGCTGAAACAAACACGTTAACAGCAATGTCATTGTTAGCAGTAGAATTTGGTACAGTGAGTTCATTGACGACATAAACTGATAAAATGCCATTAGCTAAAATTCCAGGTGCAGAGGCCCGTTTATTTGTACCAAATATTCGCCCACCATTTCTTAACATATCTCTGTGTTGAATGAAGGAGAATTGTTGTCCCCAACCTATTTCCACTGTAAAATCGCGTTCCTTAGCTAAATCAACAACATACGTGTAATTAGTATTGTACTCATTTGTTGATGGATATGAAGGATCGTATACTATTTTCAACCTTCCTTTATGAAATGCTGACGCTACTATCTGAAATCTGTACTTCATTGTGCCACGCCAATGCTTAAATGGAAGTGCAGCAAAACAACACGCAGGCATATGAAATTCCTCTGGTACTGAAGGCAACTCTTCCCAAACAACGGGGGAGACTTCAGTATTCCAAAGTAAATCTTCAGGATTGTCAGCAACTAACCAACCAAACTGGGTCAAATAACTCTCACGTGTAGCTATCGACTTAATAGTCATTTCATCTGTTCCATCTAAACCAAAAGTACGAGTATCGCAGGTTAATTCCTGTTTAGCGTCTAAGGTTAATTTAGTACACGAATCGGGAACGTTGGTATTGGCCATATTGCCCACATAAGTAGGCTTATACGGCTGAATGTCAGATAAATTGGCCGGACGAGAATAACCAAACATACGTGCCACACTAGAAACAGTACTAGCTGCCAATTGCGTAGCCTTTGCATATAAGCCTATACCTGGTGCATTTGCTAATGCACCAGCTGCTCTGGCTATAATGCCTGCTGGCTTTGATATAGGTCCGCTCCCGTATTCATCTGCTTGTGGGCGATATTCTCCGGATTGTGGTACAAGTGCACCTGGTTCGTTTGCAGTGGGAACCGACAATGTAACGTCTGTTGCCCAAACAAAGGCACTTACTGTAACTGAGTCCGAAGCTCCATTAGCATGTTTTAAATTTTGCATGCCATGAATAATAATTTGGCCCATATCACGCCATTGTTGTAGGGGAATATTCAACGCATTAGCTTCCCAAACAAAAGGTAGTGTCAGCTCACCTCCTTGTGATTTTGTAGGATCTAAATACACATGGGGGCGCTGACTAGCTGCCACTACATCCTCCACAAAGAAGGCGCGATTCTTCGTGAATTCATCAAAATTGTGTAACGGTAAATACGAAGCAATAGCTCTTCCATAATGGAAGCCGTTACCATTTAACATAAATTTAACATGTAATTTGCACCGTAACAAATTGTAATTTACAATACGATTAATAACACGAGGATTCTCAAAATAATCTTGCCATGGGTTAAACTTCTCAAACAAGTTTGTTCCAGTTCCCCAACTATAGGATTGGACTTTTATTGGTCTTGAAAAGAAATTTTCCAAGGAATCATCTTGAGTATCTGCTGTGTGAAATGTACTATCAGGTTCAGACCCGACAGTGTAACTCCAATCAGC